TTTGATGGGATGTATGTCATAAAACACACCTCCAGAATAAGCATACAATATTCTGTTGGTTCCAATAATAGAGTATTTAATTGAAGTAGAACTAACAAAATGATGTAGACCTCTTCCTGCTCCTGTTAGATCATTCGTACCACCTAACTGTTTCCAACCACCTATTTTTTCTGGAATACCATAACGGAATCGAACATTATCGCAATCTGTCCATTGACTTTCTGCTCCTGTATCAGTAATTTGTTTATTAATACCTGGTTGGAACCCTATTTTCTGTAACATAAAAATCCTATAATAATTAGGGCGAGAGATGTGGTATGGTGGATCTCCCGCCGAACCATTATTCTACTACATTATTAGGTAAATTTAAAGCCTTTAAACCAGTCAGGCAAGCCTAAATGAGGACGTTGATCAAACATATTTTTTTTTGATCCTGGTGTTCTGCTATTATTATAGTGTAGAAACACTTGAATACATTCGTCACCTTTAAATTTTTCTCTCCAATGCTCTAGTTCACAACCTTTGTAAACCAACATGTCGCCTTGTTTAAGATTTATTTTAACTCCTTTTTTACCGTTTAATCCAGAGGGTTCTAAATATATAGGCCAATCATCCCCACCAAGATTCATAGTTGTAGATATTTCACAACTAAATCTATCTTTATGTCTTTTTAATTCATGACCTTTTTCGTATATTCTTGCATAAGTATACGCTGGATACAGTTTTAATTCTGTGGTTTTCTCCATAATTGATTGACATTTTAACATTAAAGTTTCCATAGCTATATCACTATAAGAAGCATAAGCTCCTGGAATCTGATCTTTCTCACTTTCATAATACCCAAGAAATCTTTCAAACGGAGATATATATCTTGCACTACTACAAGTATTATAAACTTGTTTTTTTATAAAAAAATAGTTTGCTAAAAAAGCAGCTAAATCTTTTGTTATTGCTTTACGAATTACCACGTAATTGTTTTTTTTAAAACTCATTGCAACACCTCGTCGACATTAAGAATTATGTTACCAGAAATACTCACTCTAGTTTTATCAGAAGAATAAAAAGGATATACTAGATGAGGTCTATCTCCTGTAAAAAATAACATAGTCCCTTCATCTTCTGGATTTAAATAATAGTCTTCAGTAGCTATTTTTCCTAAAGAATTTATATAAAACATTTGAAAAGTATTAGGGTATGAACAATTAGAGTGATTAACAAAAGGTAGATTCTTTTCTTTATCATGACGAGCAGGAATTTTTACCCAAACTACAAAAGAAAAAAGTGCGGTGTGTGTATGAAAAGGATTAAACTCATATTTTTTTTGAAAATTTACCCAAAAAGTTGATAACTTAAAAGCACAATTTTTATTTAATAATTCAGGAATTATCCATTTTTGATTTGCAGTGTTTTCTAAGTATTCATCAATACATGATAATAATTCATTTTTAAAAAACCAATTATTTTTATCCTCTATTATAAAAGAACTATCAATTTGCCCAGCTAAGTTATGATTCCAATTTTCTTTTTTATTTTTAATAGCTTTTTCTAAAACTTTCATTGTTTTTTTTGAAAGCTTTCTTTTTATATAGCCTACATTATTAAAATTTTTAAACATTTTTAATTATTTCTTTTGATATAGCTTGTATATTCCAATGTATAAATTTAAAAGGTTCTTGACCATGATCTACCGAAAACTCATGTTCTAAATACCCTGGAAATATAATTAAAGTTCCTGGTTTAGGTTTATAATGAATTAAATCTAGACCTGCAGAAATGTCTTTCAAGCCTTCTTTTATTTTTAATTTTGTAGATCTTGCACCAGTCTTTGGTTCGTGAAATATTGGGAAAGAAGTTTTATCACTACATTTTAAAAAATAAAAACCTGATACGTGTTGATTCCAATGTATGTGTGCTGAATGATATCCACCACCTTTTTTAGCAAACTCTTGAACCCACATTTCAGAAAACATTAATTGATACTGTTGCATGTCGTAACCCATTTGATCTAAAAACTCATAAGATTTTTGACCTACATAACTTCTAAAATCTAAAAAATCATTATCTATTGTTAATGGCGTTGAATGATAACTTCTTCCAAAATCACCATGTTTTTTTATCCACTCTTTGGCTTCCGGAGTATTTTTAGCTTTTTTAATATATTTGTTTGTTACTTTATTTAAAGAATTAACAAATTCTGTTTTTTGTTCAGTCCAAATAGGTGTCCAAAAAAAATTATTTATTTCCATTATTTAAAAGGGTAGCCTAGGTTCCATACAACCAAACTATACCTTGTTCCTTTCGTTACTGGTTTAACTCTATGCCACACAAAACTAGGAAATACAATAATAGATCCTTTTGGTAATATTTCTTTACATTGTATTTTATGTTTTGATTCGTCTCGCATATGTGGATCATAGTTTCTAAAATCAAATTCTAACTCTCCACCTTTATATTCTGAACCATCTGTTAACTGACAAGTCATGGATAGTTTTCTAATTTTACCATGATCTAGTGTATTTGGTTTATCATAAGGTTTTTTCCAACTATCACAATGCCAGTCATAGTATTGATTTATTTTGTATTTGGTAAATTGACATTCTTCAGATTTATCCCATTGAAAATTCCATCCTGCTAATTTATTAGCTTGATGCACATATGGATGTAATTCTCTATATATCCAATTATCACTCATCCATACTAAATCTGATTTTCGTTTTTTTTGTAAATTTTTAATATCTTCTTTATTTAATTCTTTATCACCATAACCACCAGTTCTAGCCATAACTTCTTTTTTTGATTTAGCATACTCTATAACATCGTCACAAAACCTAGGTGTTAGTGCAGATTTAAAATACCAATAATAATTAAACAAGTTCATAAGTTATAGTTTGCACAAAATTTAAAGAGTCTTTTTGATTATTTGTTAAATAATACATACAAGTTGAAGGAAACATTATAAATTTATTGTCGGTAAGTGGTATGTCCCACGATCTTCCTTTACGCCTATTATCATCATAGTGTATTCTAACAGAACAATCGTCTGTTTTTAATCCGTACAATAATACATAATCAGGAGAATTTTTTAAATCAACTGGATTTATATTTAATAAAGGAATTGTTTTTTCATTTGGTTTATAAGTATTTGTCCAAGTGTCTTTATTTATTAAAGTTAAATTGTGTTTTACATTTACATGTTCCACTACATATTTAGTTAATTTATCCCACTCTCTACTAAATTTAAATTTGGTATTAGATAGCTCTGATTTCACACCATCTAATATTAAAGAACCTCTTTGAATTTCAAAACCTTTAGGCATTGAAACATTTCCATAGTATATAGCTATTTCAGATAATACTTTCTTGTGCATACCAATTCCTTTTATAAAGGAATGTTTTTAAATGTCAATAATTATGCTAGGCCGTCTTTTAAATCCCAACCTGTATTATTGTCGGCTTGATACGCAGATTCATTCCATTCATAATACCAGTGATGAGTATTTGCTGCACTTTGTGATTCTTGTTCATCCGTTAATGTTGGAATAGGAAGGGGTGAATCCCACGCAGCAGCAGAAAGATTTTTTGTCCAAGATGGGTAAGGTTGTGGAGGCCAAAAAATTTGATTGGTTGCATCCCAAGTGTAACCTATTCCTGGAAAATTTCCTCTAAATGCTTTTGATTGATCTGAGTCTAATAGATTCGTAGCATTATTAAAATATTTATTAGTACGCGTGTTGTAAGAAGCTTTAATCCAAAGATGTGCTGGCCAATTATTATGCTTTTCTAAATAAGCTTGTCCTTCTGATTCTGAATCATTACATAAAGAATCTTCTAAAGGAGTAACATGTATAACTACATTTTCTTCTGAGATTTTTGCAAAGTGTGCCATAATTAAGCTTGAAACCTGTACCTTATAATTACAACTCCTGAACCACCGGCTCCTGAAGGGTTTTCTCTATCGACCGTTGGATCATTTTGAAAAGGTCCTGGAGGGTTATCACCTACATAAACAGGCGAACCTCCGCCACCACCAGTATTTGCTGTACCTGAAGTTGCTACAACTACTTTTGGTCCACCACCTGGTCCCGTAGTATAACCACCGGCTCCACCGCCACCACTTCCACCAGGGGCCTGATTATTATTTGGTTGAACTCCTCCTGAAGATCTTGTTCCACCTCCACCGCCTCCAGCTCTTGTTACGTTTGAACCTGTAATATTTGTTGGAGAACCGGCTCCGCCATCTCCACCGCTCATAGAAGTATAAGGTTGTGTTGAAGGAACTTGTTGACCAGCTGCTCCTGCGCCACCTCCACCGCCTCCAGCGTTGTCATTTGAATTTCCTCCAGCGTTTCCACCACCATTGTTTCCTTGAGGAGGACTTACAGGAGGAACATTTCCACTTCCACCTGAATTTGTAGTTCTACCTCCACCATTTCCAGAACCTCCACATCCTGGGTTTCCACCTCCACCCGCAGATGTTATTGTAGAAAAAACTGAAGGTCCTGACGCAGTGGTTGGAACATAATTTCCAGTTGTTGGATTTAAAGTTCCTGCTGGTCCTCCAGCGCCAACTGTAACTGGCACAGGGGATTCAATTGGTAAAGAAACACATGTAGCTAGTGGACTTGCAGTATATGTGCCTGAAACAGTAGCATTGTGAGATTCTCTATAACCTCCTCCGCCGCCACCGCCTCCGAGAGGCATAGATCCACCACCTCCACCAGCAACGACTAAATAATCAACTTTTGCTAAATCTCCTCTTCCAGCTGAAAGACAAAAAGTTCCTGGACTGTTAAAAACATGAACTTTAAAATTAGTATCTACGGTAGATACAGTTCCACCAGTTGCTGCAATATATTCATCAGGTAAACTTCCGCCACCAAATCCTAAGACTCGGTAACCAAACATTTTTTTCTTTGGTCCTTGATCTTTTTTAGTTTTTTTACCCTCTATTAAATAAGGGTTGTCAGAATCTTTCATAATCTTTTATCCTTATGCGTCGTTAGCAGCATCAGTAGTAAAGAATAATTTAACACCTAAAAGTTTTGCATCGGCATCTAAATCATCGGCTGATACATCTCTAAATATTTCAAAGAATACATATTCATCTGTGCTAGGTGAACCAGCTATTGTAACTGCTCCACTTTCTGCTGTAACATCTAAATCGTTTGCCGTACCACTGTGAGCTTTTGCTGTTGGTGCAACTGCAGTTCCAAAAGCAGTGTTTAAACTATCATTGTCAGCTAGTGCTACGCCAGCTAAAGCCCAAGATACAGTTCCTGTATCTGTTGAGTTAGCTGTAAAAAATGCTTGAAAAGTTATTGTGCCCTCGTTCCAAGATTTTGGAAAAGCGATAGCAAATTGTGCAAACTCATCAGAGTTTTTATCAAAATCAAAAGTTTTAAGTTCAGGTCCGTTTCCTAATTCTACTTGATTTGGACCTTCAGCACCATTTGTTGTATTAGGATACATGGAAGCAGCTGGAACCCAAATACTTTCTTTACCTGCAATTTTGATTGCACCAGTGTTGTCACCAGCATCCACTGCTTTAGCAACTCCAGTTCCATTAGGAGCTATAGTTATATCTCCATTAGCTGCATCTGTAATTGTAATCGTACCTGAGTTAGTACCTGAGTTGGTATCTAAAATTAAATCGTGTGCTCCGCTAGAAGTTATAGTTGCATTTGCGGCACCTGTTCCAACAACTGTTTCTCCAGTTCCTTTTGGTTTAATAGCTATGTCAATATTCGAATCATCACCTGTTGCAGATAATGTAGGATCGTTTCCTGTTGCCGCATTTGCTATTC